CGTCCAGTCGATTATTTCGCGGGCTGCGCGCCAGCGTTTGCGCTTTCCAAAAAGGTCCAAATCGCCCTCTCTGCTATGGGTAGGCTCTGGCCAGTAGATAGCCTTGCGACCGCGGCGAGCTATGATAAAAAGCCTTTCACGGGTGGTATGGTCTCCGAAATCTGCGGCATTGAGAACGCGATATTCGACGGTGTAATTGAGTGCCCTCATAGCCGTGATGAACGCTTGGAAAGTCTCACCTTTACGGCTTATTATCGGCCTGCCGTTGGCTCCTAGTGGCCCCCAGTTCATAAACTCGCGCACGTTTTCGATAATGACGTTATCCACCCGCAGCGCTTCGCACCAGCGCAGGACATGCCAGGCAGAAGCGCGACTCTGGTCGCTCATCGGTTTACCACCACGGGCGTTGCTGAAATGGATGCACTCTGGAGAGGCAACAAGCAGATGAAGATGCCCGGATGGGACAGCCGTGCGCGGGCTTACGCCGTCTAAGGTCTCGCAAAGATGGCGCGCATGGCGATGGTTTGCACTGTGCGTAGCTATGGCTATTTTCCAGTGGTTAATAGCCAGAAGATTCACCGACAAGCCGAGAGTATCCGCTGCAGCGTAAAGGCTAGTGGATGTGCCGCCGGCACCGCAAAACATATCTACCGCTTGTATAGTCACATGACCTCCACAATGTCGTTATGTTCCACGCCGTCCAGCAGTCGGCCTGAAATAGTTTTTCCGACTTTGGCAAAACGCACGCCATGGCTATAGAAATTCGCCATCTTATCCAAGAGAGTTTCACCATGAATAGGGCCTTCTTCCGGCATGGCTCTGGCGGATATTTTCGAATCATCAAGCATATCGAGGTCTTTATTTGTGGCTGGACGATATTCGCCCCACTGCTTAAACATGAAGGGCACGTTCGCCGTCGCGCACTGGTCCCGCAGGCTGCGCGCCCAATCCGGGTGCATTGGCCGGGCATGCGGTCCACTCTCACCGCCACATATTACCCAGCGCACAGGGGAAAAGCGCTGTGGTTTCTGTCGGCATGCAAGGCAGACCTCACCCGCTGGTGTGGCTCCGACAATGCCATATTCTGTCTCGCGCCAACCGCAACCGCATTTAATTGCATTGCCGTTGGGGCCAGCCAGATATGGCGTTAAAATAATGGAGCCGAGCATCGGTTCTACACTGACACCTATGGCACCGACATATGGCGCGCATTTCAAAAGTTCCGGAATGCGCTCATCTGCGCGTGGCTGATTCTCCACGCTGGCAAGCAAAATGAGGTTTTTTATTCTGCATGTGGCCATGTTGATGCTGGTGAAAAGGTCGGCAGCCTCACGGGTTCGCTTGGTAGGCAGAATGAACGTATGTTGTTTCATGGAGGCCATATCGGAAAGAGCGCGGCAGATATCTCGCGTGGAAGTATGCTCATGGAACAGGTCTCCCATGCAGTTGAAAAGCACACGCTTGGGTGTTTTCATGCCCTGTAATTTCGCATCCCAGCCAGGGACATAGCGGGTCCTGCCTGTCCACCGACCATCAGCCGCAAGCCCTTCATAAAGGTGCTTGGTCTTCGGATTTCCCGCATGTCTCACGGCAAAGCGTTCTGCCCAGCAATGCGCGCAGCCCTCGCTTGCGCGAGAGCAGCCGCGGATCGCGGTTGCAGTTATATCCCAATATTGTCCGGTGGCGAGATTCATAGTCCGTTCACTGCCTCCTTTGTAATTTTTTCCAGTGCTTCGCGGCGGCGCACTATGCAGTCTTCCATGCGCTGTCCTGCGATTTTTGCTTGGTCCAGAAGAGGGTACGTTTCGCGTATGATGCGTTGTGCTTCCCGCGTAGCGCTTCCCCAGTTCAGCTTATGCAGTTCCTGCAATTTGAGCCTGATTTCATCGTGTAATGAACATATCGGTGTCCCGTTAAAAGCCATGGTTACCTCACTTTTCGCTTTGTGCCATATCAAACAGCGATGGCATGTTTACCTGATTTTCCGCCGCTTTCAGGTATTGCACTCCGTCTAAAAAATAGGCAGCAGAGAGTTCGCTGCCGCTACCCTTGCGACCCTTGAGAATGGCACGATACGGCACGGTCATCAGTCCAGCGAACGGGTCATAGACCAGCTCGCCCTTGTTGCTGTAACGCTCTATAAGGCGGTCCACGATGTCAAACTGTAAGGGACAGACATGCTGCTCAACACTCCGGCGAGCCTGCTCACCGTTGAGTGTCAGCATGCGGTTGATGTCATGCCAGACACCCGGATGATGAGAACCCGGCGCCAGACTCATAAACGAAGCTGGCAGCGCGCCGCGGAGTTCCAAATCCTCACCGATTTTTATGTGCGTTTCATAGTCGTAGACGTTTTTTATGGACCACTCGGTAAAGGCTTTTGCCAGCACATCCGGGCCCATTTTAGCCAGCTCCTCGGCGGTCAACTGCCGGTTACCGGACGACCGCCAGAAAGCATGAGCGTCAACCTGCCAGCGGGCGCGGGTATAGTCGGCCTTGCTCTTGGTTACAGGCACATCGGCATATCCGCGCGTCCGGTCGGTCTGGGGCTTGCGGAAAAGTAGGATATACTCCGGCGAGCCTACTCCCATCTTTGTGCCGTCCTTGCACTGCTCGGACCAGCCCAGCCGGTATGTCTGGTTATTTTCGCGCACCACGTCGGTAACCACGGTTATCATCCCCATGTAGTCAAAGCCGTGCTTGCGCGTGTGAAAGATTGCCTCGGCGTGAAACGGGCTGACGGTCGGCGCGCCCGCGCCGGTTACATTGCCGAACAGAATCCGGTCTTTGACATGGCAGCAGTAGAGCCGGCCGGGCTTGAGAATCCGAAAAAGTTCCGGTGTCAGGAAATCCATCTGCTCCCAGAAATGCCCATTATTTTCCGTGTGGCCGAAATCGTTGTAGCTTGGCGTATATTCGTAGTGGTTGGCGAACGGAATTGAGGTAACGATGAGGTCGACATGGTTATCAGGCTGACGTCGAGCCTCTAAAACACAGTCGTTATTTGCGACAGAAAAATGCTCGCCATCCGCCTGGACACGCTCAAGACCGATTGTTCTGGCCAGAGTGTCCTGCATGGACAAATTGTTAAGTCCGTATTTGCGAATGAGTTCGCTCACTTTTTCCACCATCCTTTTGTGCTGTTCCCATTTTTGAAGCAGGGTTTTCAGGACCTCATATTCGGCTTCGGTGAAAATGATGTCTATCCGGACACGCTGCGGCTGCCCGAACCGTTGAACGCGGTGGATGGCCTGAATGAAGTCGTTGAATTTGAAGCCGATGCCGCTGAATATCTCGCGGTGGCAGTGACGCTGAAAGTTGCAGCCGCTCCCGGCCAGTATCGGCTTGGTTGAAAGTATGTGGTGTTCCCCGTGGGAGAAGTCAAAGACGCGCTGCTCGCGCTCTTCAAGGTCTTGCGTTCCCCAAACGCTTACAGCGTCAGGGACGGCTTTTTGTATGGCGTGGCGCTCATCCTCAAGGTCATGCCAGATGACAAAATGGTCCGCCGGCGCAGCCTCCACCAGCTCCCGCACTTTGTCAGTGCGGACGTCGATGCTGTTGCGCTTTTCGTTCGCGGCGCCGTGCAAACCTATGGCGACCTCGTTGAACATGAGGCCCTGACCGTCCTTATCACTTCCGGCTTTCGAATGGTCGGTAGCGACCTTATGGTAGCGGATGTCCAGTTCCGGCAGAATATATCCTGTATCGTCAAAGCCGAGGTCGGACGGACGCTGGATAAAGAGCGCCCATGAGGAAACCCACAGCCAGAACTCTTCTTCTTTGTGGGGATAGAGCGTCAGGTTATTCGCCTGTGAGCTGTCGCGCTGGAAAAAACGGGTCAGCGCCTGCCCGGTATCCATAATGCCGAGATAGCCGGCATAGTGTATCAGCTCCTTGTAGCGATTCGGGCTTGGCGTGGCCGTAGCGACAAACTTATATGGCACTCCGTCGAACAGCGGCAGGAACTCCTGATAGGTCTTGCTGCCGAAACTGCGAAGCACCGACGCTTCATCCAGTGATGTTTGACCGAACAGCGCGGGGTTCAGCTTCCCTTCGCGGATGCTTTCGTAATTCGTCAGGTATATGGTCCGCTCATCATCAACTTCGGCATCCGTGCGGACAAAGCGGAGGTTCACGGCATAAGTGCCGGTGAAACGCTGTCGCGCCTCTTGGATAAATTCCTGCCGGACGCCTAGCGGCAGGGTTATAAGCCCCGGCTTTTTCGTTTTCGTGCCGATAATTCGCAGCGTCTCAAGCTGTGTTGCAGTTTTATGGAGACCGAACGACGCGAACACCGCGCGGTTCCCGCCCTTTATGCACCACTGCACGATAGCCCGCGTATGTGGCTTGAGCGCCGGGTTGATTTCCTTGAGGTCCACGGCAAAGCCGGATTCCGGCGCAAGTTTTATCTTGGCGCGTAAAAAATTCAGATAGTCCTGATTCGCGGCTTTCATGTTCACCTCGGCCATATCCCATACCAGTAAGGCAGTATCAAATAATCCGCGGTTGCCCGTGCGGCGGCCTGAAGCGCCAGCATTGCGCTAATGGCTATCAGCATCTTTGCCGTGGCCAGGGCAACCCGGCGGAGCGCCATGCTTGCGCCCCGCCGTTCTGCCTGCTGTGATAGGTGTCTGTCGACCATTATTTCTTGCCTTTCTTTTTGCCCGTCGGTTCGATATCCTGTCTCTCTTCCGCTTGCTTCCCGGAATCTTCGGGAGGGAATGCTTCCATGGGCAGGTTCTGCTGCCTGTCCTCATCGCTGATGTCCGTTGTGATTTCTATCGCTCCCGTTTCCGGGTGGATGATGTCCTTCTTGCCGGTGTCCCAGTGAAAAATTACCGGGCACTGCATTTTCCGTTCTTCCTTGCCGTTCCGCACTTTGATTACCAGCTCGCTAAGCTGCGCCTGCAGCATGGATACCGTAGATGTGACGGCTTTCTTCACGGTTTCCTTTTCATCCAGCAGCAGTGTCTTGTCCGATATGTCCTTGCGGAATGCCGTTATCTCATCCTCGGTAAAGCGATGGGTAACAAGCCTCTCCGTGGTCGGCTTTTTCTCTTCGGTTATTGCCTCTGTCATCTTCGTATGCCTCCGGTTTTTGCGGCATAGCCGCAGTATTCGCATCCTTCGGTAGCGGGCGGCAGCGGGCCGCGCAGGCACCGCACCGCCGCATTGACCAGCTCTTTCGCGCGAGACGTGTCCGTCTTGAGTTCCACCATGGTGACTTTGAACAGGACGGCGAAGCCGCCGTTTGCGAAACTGTGCTTGCTTGGCGTGAAGAAGCCAAGAAATCCGCGCCCGCTGGTCTTGAATCCGTTCAGCTCCAGAAGAAGAGCGTAAATGTCCAACTGGTGCTGGTAGTACCGCTCTCCGTAGTCTTCTGCTGGCTCGCTGCCCTTTGTTTTATAGTCATAGGGATGGACATACTCGCCCTCACTCATTAGGTCGTCGATTGCCCCGAAGAGCTTGATGTCCCGTGTGGCGTAAACCAGACCATGACGGAAATCCCGGTATTCCTCCAGCTTTTCGATGTCCGCAAATAACTGCGCGTTGGGAACAGCTTTTTGCAGGAAATCCGGCATCTTGCCGGCCGCGCGCAAGCTATCATGCTGCAGCTTGATTACTTTGTCCATCGCGCTGGGAAGTGATGGAAACGCGCCTCGCGGCCGTTTGGTATTGCGGTTGTTTTCCAGCCAGAAACACCGCGGACAGTCCTTGAACACGCCGAGGCGCGAGGGGGAAAGGGAAATCATTGTTCAACCTCCACATGCTTTATATTCAGGCCGCCAAGCCTGGCAAGGCTTGCTGTGATGCTGGCGGGATTATTGGTCTTGAACGTTGCGCCGAAGCGGAGAAGTTTGACCTTGCCGGTCGCGGGCGGTGCCAGGTGCTGTACGGGTGGGAAAACATCCTCAAACTGCATTGCGTCCGTAGGAGCTTCTTGCATTTGGGTGGCTGGCTTAGGTTCAGGCTTGGGTGCGGCAGCCTGTTCGCGGGCCGTGCGCTTCTGCTCCAATATGAACTTCGCGCGCTCCGGTGCATTCTCGTAATGATTCTTGACCAGCATATCCAGTTCTGAATCAGTGACAGGTTCACCGGCGGCAGCGTATAAATCAGCCACATGCGCGCGTAGCGCATCGAAGCGGTCCGAATATGTGCGTGCTTCGTTCAGTATGGCCTCACTTTCCTTCTCCAGTGCGGCCTGCATGCCGGTCAGCGAGGATTTACCACGGATAGCTGCCCGCAGGCGGAGAATGTATGTCCCGCCATTATGGTGCTTTAAGGCCGCCAATTTGGAGGACAGACTTTCATTAGCACGGTCAATTGCTGTTGATTTGCAAGTTTCCTTGCGGGCAGTGACGGCGTGGTCAAATTCCAGCCGTTTGCGTTTGGTGGCGTCCTGCATTTCGTCCAGTGCATTGATAGCGGTTTGCACGTCCCCGCTAAGGGCATGCGTCTTGATGTCTTCCAGCCGCGCTTCCACCTTTTTGCATTCCGCGACGAAATCGGCAGCAGCGGCGAAATCACTGTCGGTTGTCAGCTCTGCCGCGTCAAACTGCTCCAGCCACTCGCTCCATTCGGTCCGAAGCTTGGGGAGCGTGTTCTTGGCAATCGCGCTGTTTACAACCAGTTCGATTTTAGTAGGTTCAAACTTTATGACCTGTTTGTTCATGGTCTCCTCTAGGGAATTGCGTTCGGATCTGCCGGTGCCGCTTTCTTGCGACGCGGTTTAGGTTCCGGCTTCAAAGCAGGTGCAGGCGCAGATTCTGGCACGGGCTTTGGTGTTGTTGTAGGCGTCGGATCTGCCGGAACTACTGGTGGAGTCGCGGGTCGGTCCGGCATCTGTCCTGTCATGGCAAGGAAAGCCTGATAGGTAGTCCAGGTATCCAGCCAGCAGTATGCCAACACAGGAACAGCAACGCCTTGGGCAATAAGGCCCGGCACCTTGTCGCCGGATATGACTTCCTTGTATTCCTGCAAGCCCAGCTTGGACTGGACCTCGGCAAGCTTTACATGGTAGTCGCCCTCATGTTCTGTGGTGAAAGCCCGGATGAACTGCTTCATGGTGTCATAGACCTGCGGCCCGTCCACATTCATCAGCAGAGGCAGTTGCAGTTTGTGCCTGATATACGCCTGCCGTATTTTCGGCAGGTCAAAGTGTATGCAGTTGTGGCCGATAACGGCCGTATCCTGCCCGGCGCGGGCATTTAGCCAGTCCCGCATGCCGATAAGCATCTCGCGTTCCGTGGCGTAAGCGAACACCTCGGCGGGGATATCCTCCAGCTTTGGAGGCGTATTCCGGATGATTGAGAATATCGCCGAGCCCATGTCCGTTACGATGGCGACACACCCTATGGGTGCGCCGTCAAGCAGTGCGGATTTTTCCCGAAGGCTGGCTTCCTTATCCGCGCGGCGTTCCGCTATTTTCCCTTCATCCTTAATGTTGGCCGGCGGCCGCCAGAAGCGCATGGCTGTCAGTACCACTTCCTCCGGCGCATTGCAGGTCTCGATATCCAGGCAGACATGGCGCACGCCCTGCATGACGCTTTGCATGGTGATGAGCGGGTTGCTGGATGCTGGTGCAGTGTTTGTTGGCTGCGACATAGTTTTATCTTCCCCAGCGGCCATAGCGTCCGCCGTAACCGCCGCCCTGCTGGAATCCGCCGCCGAAGCCGCCACCGCCGAACTGCTGGCGTGGCTGGAAGGTCTTTACTTTGTAGCCCATGGCCGACAGCTTATTGATAATGCTGGTGGCTGTCGCCAGAGTTTCAGGCGGGAAGTGAATGTAGATGGTCGACTCCGAAGGACCCATAGGGCCGTTGACTGGCATTTCCACGGGCACGCTCCAGCCTGTCGGATTCGGCAGACCGCCCATTGCTGGTGCCATCTGCGGCTGCTGCGTCGCGAATTGCCCCGGCATCATGCCCGGCGCGGGCGCGAACATGGGCTGTGCCGGCACCATAGGCATGGCCGGACCGGCGCCCTGCATCTGCGCCATAACGGATTTCACCACCGCCTGTAGTTTTGCTTCATCCTCTTGAGACATGTTCATTCCTCCTTTGGTTTACTGGGTAATCAATTCGCCGGCCTGGGACTTGAACCAGCGGCGGACATCGGCTTCGGAAAACGTCTGATACCGTCCGAAACGGAAATGCGGCATTCCCCGGTCCATGAAGATGAACACTTGGGCGCGCGATACCGGAAAATTTTCCAGCAGGCCGTCAACCGTCAGACGTGTTTCTCCGAACACCGAGACAGTCTTCTTTACTGGTTTTGCTGTAGGCTTCTTCGTCTTTGTCATAATGCTTTCCCTTCCCGCAGAGATACCATGAACGTCGCTATGGCCTGTTGCAGGCCAGCAGATTCGCGTTCAAGGTCTTTCATCTCTCGGACGGTTATCTTGCCGTCCGCGATGGCCGCCGCATGTGTTTTCAGCAGCTCGCCGAACTCCTGCACCATCTTGGCCAGCGCCTGCCTATCGTCCGGTCCCATAAGCAGGCTGGTCGGGATAAACACGCCGCCACAAATGTAGGCGAGGGCTGACACCGGCCGGATATCCCCCGTTATATGGGTAAGCTGGACAAGGCGGTTCAGCGGAATGATTTCATCCTGCGCGCTGTCGCCCCATCCGTAAAGCCTGCCGGTACTGACGCCCATCCGCAGGGCTACGGCTTCGCCCTTGAGTTCGGCAGGATTGTCGCTTATGGCGGCTTTGACGGCGCTTTGCAGTTCAGGCCACATATACACCTCCGTGAAAATAACCAGCCCGGTTCACCTTGTTATAAGGATTGGTGGTTGGTAGAATATGGGTAGGACAAAAAGAAAAACCCCACACAGCGCGACTTGGGAGCCGATTGCTGTGTAGGGTCCGAGCGGGAACCTCGCCAAAGGCATAACCGCTCATATTCGTTTGGGCATTATACTGTCTGTGATTGGCGAGGTTCATAGCTTTGTCCTTTTGCCGGGAACGCCGGCCCCGGCCGGGCCGGTGTTGTGCTACTTGCAATATACTAGCACAACTAGCATTGCTAGTCAAGCGTTATTTTTCCGTCGGAGATATGCTATGACATTCGAAGATTTGCTTAAAAATTTCAACGGTGGATTATTGGATGGCGCACAAAAAAAGTTATCGACGGCGCTGAAGATTGAAATTTATAACGTTTCCAATTGGGCAAACGGTCGGGCTTTCCCTTCTGTTGATATTCGCCCACGGGTTGCCAAAGTTCTTGGCGTGTCTGAAGATGCACTAATCTCCGCCCTGGTCGAAACCAAGAAAATACGGAAACTTGTCGTTCCCAAAAGTCTTAAGCATTTGGAAGACAATCTGTCAAACGTCACTCTGCCTGCTGGACCTATTCCTGTACTTGGGGTGGTCTCTGCGGAAAAGTTTCGGTTTTCGTTTCAATCCATTCCAGAGGAATATATTTATGCACCTTGCCCTCCCGGACATCAGTGTTTTGGACTTAAGGTGCAGGGGCAATGTATGGAGCCAAAGATTTCGGATGGAGAATACATAATCGTGGCTAAAACAGATTATGTTGATGACGGACAACTCGCTGTTGTACGGGTCGGCGAGGATTGCACATTGAAGCGTGTGTATCGCAGACCAGAAAAAAAACATATAGAGTTGAAACCAGATAATCCGAAATTTAAAGCCCTTAAGGTCAAGCCTGATGAGATGCGAATAGTTGGTCGTGCAACTGGAAAATTCAGCAAATTCTAAATTGTAGACATGGGGGATAGGATGAAAAAAACCGTATTGAGTGCATTGTTGTTGGGATTACTCGGTCTATCTGGTTGTGCGACCGCCAGAGTTATCTCGCCATCTGGTAAACCGGAGGTAACAATAACCGCCCCTGCTGACATAGTAGTTTCAGCTATTGTTGGACGGTTGCTAGACAAAGGGTCAACTATTCGATCAAAAAGCGACAGCATAATCGTTGCAGAACACAATGCCACATTTGCTCAAAATCTTCTGTTCGGCTCTAAGGCAAATCCAACAGCAATAAATAGATTTACCTTTAATCTTGTAAATGTTTCTTCTACAACCACGCGCGTGGTCGCAACTATCGAGATTATTACCAATCCGGGAACTGGATTTGAACAGCGTAATGACATGAGCGGTTCTGCTAAAAATGTTCAGGATTCCTTGGATGAAATAAAACTCAAGTTGGAATCCCAGAACAACCAAAACCGATAACAGTTTGCCGAGACCATGCCCAAACACTCCAAGTTCAGTGGTGTCTACAAGCGCGACGGCAGCCCGTGGTATTGGGGCAAGGCTACCGTTAAGTATCAGTCGTATTTCAACTGCTACTACACCACCAACAAGGCTGAGGCAGCTCGGCAGCACCGCATCTGGCGCGCTGAATTGCGCGAGAGCCTGCGCCGGAAGGGTAGTATTCTTTGGATGGGCTTCAAAACCGAATTTATGCGGCACATGCAACATGAACTGGCCGCCAAAACGATATCTGGCCATGAAAAGGCCATCGAATATTTGGAGAGCTTTTTCAAGCCGCGCCTGTTGCATGAAATCGAACCAAAGGTGCTGGTCGGATTGCAGGAGTACATGCGCGACAAGAACATTGCCGGTCCGTCTGGACGCAACAAGGTAATGATTTGCCTCAAGGCTATGATGCACTGGGCCGAGAAGATGGAATATGTGCCGCCGCGGTCATGGGCGGCCATCAAGATGGAACGGGAAGAAGCCAAAAGTGACCATTACTCATCCGAGGAAATATCACAGTTGTTTAACGGTGATGACAACATGCACCATCAGGCGATCGTTCTGCTTGGCGGGGCGTGCGGTCATCGTCCGTGCGAAATGAAGGCCCAGCGCCGGGTGGACATTGATTTTACAAAAAGCATCATGAGGACCTTTTCGCCCAAAACAAAGACCTGGCGCGAAATTCCCCTCAAACCGGGCGAGCTTCAATTCTTTGCGGATTATATGGCCAAATATCCGGCTTCTGACGGCTTTTTGCTGCACAATAAGTGGGGGGAACGATACACCGCAAACGGCATAGGACAGGCCTTCAAGAAGATTTACAAGCGCGCCGGCGTGCGGCCGGGGTCCCCATATATGTTGCGGCACAGCTTCGTCACGATGCTCAAGGATGCGGGTGTAGACCATTTTACAGCCGGGAAGCTGGCCGGACACAAAAAGCCGCTTACAACC